AAGCCCACATTGCCGGGGTGCTTATTACGGACTATGAGAAATCAGACACAAGCGAAGCGGCGGAAACATGGTTGAGAGAAAAAAGCGGATTGCCCGTATTTAATACAATCATACGCCATTCCAAGAAAGTAAAAGACAGTACATTTTACCACAAAACGCCAATAGCCTATTGCGTGAGAAGCGGAGCAGCACAAGGATATAAAAATTTCATCCTGGAATACATGAATAAACCACACATGGCAGCAGAGCAGAAAGAGAGGGGATAACATGGGCTTTAATATTATGGACCTTATGAACGGAGCAACCAGGGCAGCAGTTGAGGGCGTAGACAACTACGAAGCAATAACCCTTAACCTGGACGAAATCAAAGTTACGAAGCACAACCGTTATAGCATGGACGATTTGGAAGAATTGGCAACATCAATTCTTATGGACGGATTGCAAGAGCCGTTAATCATTGGCCGGGTAAACGGGGAGTATCTTCTTTCCGGTGGACATAGACGGCGTGAAGCCCTTGTTATTTTGCAGAACGAGGGACACACGGAGATTACGCAGAACATCCCGTGCCGCTTTAAGGACATGACGGAAACGCAATTTAGATTATCCTTGCTAATCGGCAATACCTTTAACCGAAAAATGACCGATTACGATTTGATGAACCAGGCGGCGGATTGGAAAGAGGTATTGACCCAGGCGAGAAAGGAAAAATTGTTAGTCCTGGAAGAGGGAAAAAGGGTTAGGGATTATGTGGCGGCAGTCCTGGGGGAGAAACCAACCAAGATTGCACAGTTGGAAGCAATTAACAACAATGCCACGGAAGAGGTAAAAGAGCAGTTTGAAAAAGGCAATATGAAAATTACAAGTGCCTATGAAACAAGTAGATTATCCGAGGATGCACAAAAAGAAGTTGCGGCAGCAGTTGAAGCCGGGGCGGATATAAAGAGC